CAAGTCCTCTTTCGATGCCACCATATCCTGAGCAAAAGCTGATGACAGTTGGTAATTCTTTGGAAGTATCCACACCGTTACTCTCCCGCTGCAATAAACTCAGATACTTTAACTTCAAACATGTTAGCCAGCGCCTGCAGTGTCGCGCAGCTTGGAGATCTGTGCTTATTCCTTATTAACGAAACGGTACTTGGGTGAAGGTTTGACTGCCTGCTAAGATCAGCCTGGATCATTGCATGCTTTTCCATGTAAACATTAAGTGATTTATTTATATCCATCTTTGACTCCTTAAGTGTGAGCTTGAATAATAACTACTGCCTTTTTAATTTGCAAGAAAAGTTTGCATTATGTAAAAAGATATGTAAAATGAAAATACAAACAACAGGAGATACACATGAACAATTACGAAGATCCAGCAAGAACAAGCCCTCCCGAAGATGGCAACATCTACATTAACCTAATGATGGAAAGTTTCTCAGATTACGAGAGAGGCGAGTACGATTGCGTACATGGTCACGAAGCGGAAGACGGAGAGTCTGACAAATATTACCAAGGATATGCTCAACAGTATGCAGTAGAGCAGAATCAGGGTGCAAAAAGTGACTAAACAAGAACATTGGGATATGCTGCTTGTCAGCAAATATCGACGTTACCCACAAACGATGGCAGCTTTAGTTATTACGTTTGCAGAAAAATACAAACCTGAATTCATCGTTGATAATAGAATTAATGAAAAAGGTCTTGAGTGGTTTAACGGACTTGAGCTTAAAAGATGCAGAGATAGGACCAATAATGGTGACGTTGTTTTTATATCTTGGACTATGCCATTAGATACATTTATTGGCGTTCACTCTTTATCTCTTCAAACCGCTTTGGAGCAGTGCTTGACTGGCAAACAAGACAAAGCTGATGTTTTAAATGCTATACATTTATATAAATGGGTAAGACGAAATCTTAAAAATAGCACTGAAAGAAAGCGCAAAAAAGCAGTTAAGAACAAAAAATTATTTAGAAGTAATTGGGAAAAAAATAATGAAGGCAAGAAGTATGGTTCTCGATTGACAATTAATTTTAGAGAAAACGACCGCGAAAACAACTGGAGTACAGTGAAATGAAATCAAGTGAACAGGTAAATGAATTGGCAACAGCATTGTGTAAAGCTCAGGGTGATATGGGAGGAGCAGTAAAAGACAGCTCTAACCCATTCTTTAAATCTAGTTATGCTGATTTAACATCAGTCATTAAGGCGATCAAACAACCGTTCTCTGATAATGGATTGAGCTATACGCAGTTTCCTGTAAGCAATGAGCATGGTGTGGGAGTTTCTACTCGATTAATGCATACATCTGGACAATGGCTAGAGATGGAATACACTCTTCCTACTGTAAAGAAAGACCCGCAAGCATCTGGTAGTGCTATTACGTACGCAAGACGCTACGCTCTGCAGTCCATTGCAGGAATTCCAACAGCAGATGATGATGCAGAATCGGCAATGCTTAGGGGTGCAGCTAATGATACTAAAATTAACAGCACTCAAGCGGCAAAATTAAAGGCATTGCTGGAGGTTACTCAGTCTGATGTTAATAAGTTTTGCAAGGCATTTAAATGTCCCACTGTTGATGAAATGAAGGCAGTGCAGTTTGATCAGGCGCTCTCAGCATTGAAGCGTAAAGCTGATGCAAATTCTTAAGGCAAAAGGAGATTCAAAATGAGTGGAGGAGATCCGAAGTACAAACCAAAAGGTGACAAAATGTACCATGAAGATGGGTACGAATTACCTGAAGACGAGCCATTAATGGTTTTTCGAGGGAAAGATGTTGGAAGTTTAATGGCAATATACGAATACATCTGTATGCTTGAAGAACAACCAATGAACAAAACTATTCTTAGCCACTTGGAAAGCAGTTTGGAAAGACTGAGTGCTTTTTATCACTATCAGGTACACAATCCCCACTTGCAATCTGTTGGTTGTTCAATGAAGGCGCATGATCGGTATAAAATGTTTTTAAATTTTGCTGAAGAAAAATTGCATTGGCATGGGATAGCTACTTATAAGATTGGTAGTACAGAACCCTACATACCTTCTGGATTTGAGTAATGATTATCCTAAACCATGAACAAGGAACAAAGGAATGGCTGAATGCTCGGCTGGGCCGTCCTAGTGCCAGTCAGTTCCATAAGTTAATAAAGTCTAACGGAAAGCCAAGTGCTTCTGCTTCTGATTACATTAACACTATGGTTGTTGAAAGAATATCTGGCATGTCTACGCCTGTATTTGTTACAGACTGGATGACCAGGGGTAATGAGCTTGAGCCAGATGCGCGTAATCTTTACTCTCTGATTACTGACAATGAAGTAGAGGAAGTAGGATTTATCCTGGATGACAGTGGTGAGTTTGGCTGCAGCCCTGATGGATTAGTTAGCGAAAACGGTAAGCCAGTAGGCGGTTTGGAAATAAAGTGTCCCGCACCTGGAAACCATAAAGCGTGGAGCAAAAAGAAAGTTTGCCCTACAAAGCATTATGCTCAAGTCCAGGGCTGCATGTGGATTTGTCAGCGTGATTGGTGGGACTTTATGTCTTATCACCCAGATATGGACGCTTTTATTGTGAGAGTAGATCGCAATCAAGAGTTCATTGACAAACTGGCCGAAGAAGTTGACAAGGCCGTAACTGAAATTATATCTGAAACAAGGAATTTATTATGAAAGTAGGCGTGTCAGTCTCTATAGACTTAAAAAAATTGGATTTAGAACGCTGTCCTGTAGTGACCAAGAAAGATGGCACTGAGGCTAGGTATCTAAACATGACAACCTTTGTCGATACTGTTGAGCAAGACCAATATGAAAATAATGGCTTTATCGCACAATCTCAAAGCAAAGAAGAGAGAGAGGCAGGGGGAGAGCGACCACCCATTCTAGGAAATGTTAAGGTTTTCTACACTGATGGAGAGTCAGCGCCAGCACAATCTAACTCTGCCCCAGTTACTGAAGATATTCCTTTCTAGCCAAGGCTTCCTGTAGCCTGTTAGCAGGACTGACCCACCTGTGGCGCAAACGGGTCATACCATAAAGGCATTTTGCATATGATTGAAATACATTTGTATGAATAACAGTAATGATTATAATCGCACCTCAAATTTAGGGGGTGGTGATAAAATGTTGATTTATATGGTAGTATTCGTGGTCTGTGGGCTTTTAGCAGTAGCGAAAGATGATTTAGAGCGCCCTTAGTGGCGCTTTTTTTTGGAGAAAAAAATGAAACATATGATAATTCCAGATACGCAAGTCAAACCTAACTCACCTACTGACCACCTAAGATGGGCAGGGCTGTATGCCGTAGAGAAAAAGCCAGATGTAATCGTTATGATAGGGGACTGGTGGGACATGGAATCTCTGTCATCATTTGATGTCGGGACCAAGGGCTACGAAGGAAGAAGGTATATTGCAGATATTGAGGCAGGCATTGCGGCAATGAAAGTATTTTTAGAGCCTATCAGGCAGGAACAAGCCAAACTAAAGCACGATAAAAAGAAACAGTGGAACCCTCGCATGGTGTTTACCCTTGGGAACCATGAGAACCGTATAGCCAGAGCAGCAAATGCAGATCCAAAACTAGATGGGCTGATTGGTTTTAAAGACTTACAGTTAGAGGAAATGGGATGGGATGTTTACGGATTCTTGGAGTGTTGTGTCATAAATAACATTGCGTACCAACATTACTTTACCAGCGGCATAATGGGGAGGCCAGTAGCTAACCCCACCTTGATGCTGAACAAGATGCATATGTCTACGGTGCAAGGGCATGTCCAGGATAGAGCTATTAGCTTTGCAAGACGAGCGGATGGTCAGCGTATGACTGGTATTTTTGCAGGAATCTTTTATCAACATGATGAGGATTACCTTACCCCGCATAATAACTTGTCATGGCGTGGTATATGGATGCTGCACGAGGTAAATGATGGGTCGTTCGATGAAATGCCAGTGAGCCTGGATTACCTACGCGGAAAATACGAGAAAAATGATGAATAAATGGAAAGAACTGCAGAAAGCTTACCCCGCGATAGAGCCAAAAATAGAAAATTATAAAAATACTAATTTTCAAGAGGTGGCAGACTTAAGCTCAAAATCAACAAAAATTGACGATATGGTCAATAATCCGAGCCATTACCAGGGTGAAATAGAATGTATTGATGCAATCCAGGCAAGCATGTCAAAAGATGAATTTGCGGGACATTGCAAAGCATGTTGCATGAAGTATTTATGGCGTTACAAGTCAAAAGGAGGCATTGAATCACTAGAAAAAGCGCAATGGTACCTATCAAAGCTCATAGACACCGAGAAAAACGCATTGTAAGCGTTTCTAAGGGCATTTAAGGGTCTAACCTATGCCAACCTATAGGGTATAAAAAAGCCCCCAATTAAGGAGGCTAAAACCCGTTTAAATGGCTATAGATTACCAGCAACGTACATATGGTAACCCATGACCAAAACTGCTACGGCCAACCCCGCTACAAAAGAAACAGTAATATCCGCTCTATGAGTTGATTTTATCGCCTTGTCATGGGCCTTCATTGCGATATACCTAGCAGCTCTTGCATCCCTGTTTCTAACCTTTAATGCTTCGATGTTATCTAGTCTCATTGTGTAACCTCCATTCGTTTATTAATAGCTGTTAATGCCTCAGAATATCTATTAAAAGCGCCTATATGCTCAAACCTATCTTGTACCCACCATTGGCTGTTAGTTAAGTTGTAAGACAAACAGAAACGGTTATATAGCGTGTGTATATTCATGCTGTCACCTCATTAATTTTAGTATTTAAAATTGCTTCATTGTATCCAATAACAAAGCCAAACATTTCATCCTTATTGTTGAATCTTTTAAGGTCGTAACTGTACTTGTTACCCAGTGTTATAGAATGAGCGTGGAATTGAATACCTTCTGCGTGTGCTTTGGCTCTGGTTGCTACATGATCAAAACCAAATGCTTTAACATTCTGCTCGAATAACTGACACTGGAACGCGTAGTAGTATTTCTCTGATCTACGCATAGGGAACCGAATCAATTGTTTGGCTATCTGGTATTCTTTCTCTCTCTCTGCTGTGTAGTCTTTCATGTTGTATTACCTCTATTATGTTATAAGTTATTTTGCATCTAATAATGCGTCTATTCGATCAAGTAATTTGTAATCCAATTTAATGAACTCTTTTTCAGTAAAAAAGCCATACTTATAGCAGTTAGCAAAACTACGGTTTAAGCGTTTAATGTCTAGCGATGTCTTGGCCGCATTAATGCGTTTTATTGCTGTCTGATAGTTTGTCATGTTGTATTTCCTATGCAAGTGTTGTGGTTTAAATGCGCTCGCTGTGGTCTATCAACCAGCCATTTATAATTATTGTTTCGCCAGTATTTAGGCATGTAGCTGTGAACTTTTGCCCCAGGTCATTCGCATCTGTCTCAATTTCAAGGCAGTGATAACCTAGCTCTATATAATATTGATTCATGTTTTATTGCCTCAGTTGTTTAAAGTGCTTTTTGTCTTTTTAACATTTTATAATGCTCTGGTTCATTTTTTGCCATATTCTTATATGCTTCTTTTAACCATGCATCGTCGATATTACCTTTAATAACATCTGGATGTATCTTTCTAGCTTGTACATTGTGAATCTTTAAGATGCCAAACTTTATCAGTAATTGCTTAAACATATCCTTTCTCTCTTTGTGTGTGTAAGTGAATATTAATTCTATTTGTTTACATGTGTCAATGTATTAATTCTTTTTTTTGCAATTATCTTATCTATAAGGCTGCAGAGTGTTATAATTGATCAATTATTAACCAATTATTAATTAGTTATTTATCAATGGATTAGGAGTTTTTTAATTATGGCTAAATTAGGACGACCGAAAGGTAGTGGGAATAAACCATTAAAGCGATTGTTGCAAGAAAGGCTAGCGGATAAATACCCAGATTATGATCCGGTTCTAGAGCTGGTAGATGCAACCATCAAGATCAAACAAATTGCTGATAGTACAGGTGAGATCCAAGACTATAAAAGCCTGGTCGATAGCTTAGAAAAAGTAAGTCGTTTTTTACAACCCACACTTAAGGCTGTAGAACTGCAGACAGACAACGCTTTAACAGTGAGTGTTACCCGCAAGCGCTTTGATTCAACAACTAAAGATTGACATGCGTCACTGGATAAAATAGACCCCCCCCTCCGAAGGCGCGATGTGGTAGTATGTATATGTCCCTCACAAAAAAAAATTGACTATGAAAGTAACTAAGATAAGACCCGACATAGAAGATGCCCTAGAAGCCACTGTAATTGCTTCTAAGAACCATATACTAATAGTGGTAGATGATGATGCAGTAGAGATTAAAAGTACCTTAGAAGACAAAGAGAGCGTATTCTACATTGAATTATGTAAACAAATGATGATAGAGGGTTGGTTATGTGGGAACAATACGAAATAGACGATACTGATTCAGAGATTATAGAGGCGTTTATAGATGCCTTTATAGATAGGGATTCTGTAGCTATGAGAGAGGTATTGTATTTGTTAACTGACTTTATGGAGGATTTGTATGGGCAAGAGCATGATCCACAAGCTGAAGAAAGAAGATAGAGATAGACACTTTCCTGAGTATAATGGTGGTAAGGGTAGCCATGCCAGGAAAAGCAGCAAGGAAGTAAGAACATCTTTTAGCAAAGGCTATGATGCTATTAATTGGAATAAAAAATGAGCCAAGTAGAATACAACTTAATGCCGCAAGGCCAGATCTTACAAGACTTTTCTGACTGCAGAGAAAGAAACTCCTTTATTATGGGGCCGCTAGGTTCTGGTAAGACAGTCCAGTGTATTCTTAAACTGTTTGACCTTATGTGTGAGCAGGAACCCGTTAAAGATAAAGAGCATAAAAACTATGGTGTCCGCTTGTCCCGCGTCATTGCTGCACGTAATACCTATTCTGAACTGTTCTCTACTACGATTAAAGACTGGCTAGAGATACACGGTGAGTTAGGTGACTTCAAACAAGGTAACAAGGAGCCTCCTACACACTTTATCCGTTTTAACTTAGAGGATGGTACGCGAGTAGAGTGTGATGTTATCTTCATTGCGTTCGACCGTCCTGAACACGTTAAGAAGGCTAGGGGTATACAGACTACATGGGTGTGGTTAAACGAGACTAAGGAGCATTCTAAGGCTGTTTTAGATATGTTAGACCTTAGACATGGTAGATACCCTTCTAACAAAGAGGGTGCGCGTCCTACACATCATGGAATCATAGGAGATAGTAACGCCCCTGATGAAGACCATTGGTATTTTAAACTAGCAGAGATAGAACGTCCTGATGACTGGTCATTCTACAGACAACAGGGAGGGGTTTTAAAAGACGGTGAGAGTTGGATCATTAATGAAAAAGCGGAAAACCTTGCTAACCTTCCTGATGGATATTATAAAAGAGGACTACAGGGGAAGACAGATGATTGGATTAAAGTTAATCTAGCCAATGAATACGGCTTTGTGTCTAACGGTAAACCTGTCCATCCTATGTATACTGATTCAGTACACTGTCAGCACATGGAGTTTGAACCTACTAAAGATCAACCTATTATCCTTGGCTTTGACTTTGGACGTACACCAGCTTGTGCGTTTATGCAGAGAACTGCCATAGGAAGATGGGTATGCTTTGATGAAGTCGTGTTAACTGACTCTGGTGCTGTTGACTTTGCCCCTAGTCTTAAAAGATACATCGAAGAAGTCTACCCTAACCACACGTTTAAAGGCTGGGGTGATCCCTCTGGTAACAATAAAAACCAGTCTAACTCTGAAACACCGTTCCAAATCATGCGAGCCGCAGGTATTCCCTGTCAACCTACTGCGTCTAATGATCCTATGAAGCGTAGAGCCGCGCTAGAAGTGCCTATGAAAGAAATGTGTATGGATGGTAAGCCTAGATTCATTGTCCTACCTAAAGCATCTATGATCCGCAAAGGGTTACAAGGTGGTTTCTGCTACCGTAGAGTCCAAACTACAGGGGAAAGATACACTGATGAGCCTGATAAGAACGAATATTCACACCCTGTTGAGGCTTTGGAGTACGCATTGCAAGGTGAGGGCGAGGGTCGTGCCGCATTAAGACGTACTGATACGTTTTCTAAACCTGTAACAGCAAAGATACAAGTCAGTGTCTTCTAAAGTTTATGTGATTTTTGAGGACGATCAGCAAAGATGGTGGTCAAAATTCTTAAAAAAAGGCATTAGGCACTGTTATATTGTCAAACCTACGCCAAATTCTTTCATTATTTACGGAAAATCAGTCAAAAGCGTCGATTTATTTACTGTAATAGACCAAAAGAGTATAATCGAGGGTAAATATATAATGAAGAGTTATATACCTAGAGAATGCAGAAGATCATTATTTATGCTGAATACTTGTGTAGGTCATACTAAACAGATATTAGGTATCAACAATCCTTTCATTCTAACGCCATATCAATTATTAAAGCATCTAAGGAGTCACCATGAAGCGGCCTAAAACACCAGAGCCTACAGCACAAGAGAAAGCTGTAGTAGAAAGACAAAGTAGAATGCTCGATGAAACGATGGAAGAAAATGAGAAAAGATTAAAGGCATTAGCTCGTGGTAAGCTAGGATCTAAATCCTTGTTAGCAAAAGGTGCTAGCGCTAGTGGGCAATCAGGTGTAACAAGAGGGTTTACTGTGCCTGGGACTGGTATCTTTGGAGGAGGTAGCGCAGGAAGCTCTGGGTTACGCTCTGGTACAGGATATACTGCAACTACCAATCCTACAAGAAAGGCTTGATAAATGAAATTGCCAAAAGAATTAGGATCATTAGAAGATTTAAAAACCAGAGAGTCTGTAGCGTTTAACAAGATGGCATCATGGTATGACCTGTTAGATGATACCTATGAATACTTTCTTCCTAACAGAAACTTGTTTGACTCTAATACTACTGGCTCAAAGAAGATGGATCGTATCTTTGACTCTACTGCTATCGAAGCTATCCAACAGGGAGCGAGTAAGCTACAAGAAAACATTGCTCCTATCTGGAGTAACTGGGCAACCTTTGCTCCATCCTTAAATGTTGTTAAGGCATTAGAGACTGGTGAGTTTGATGTCTCTGAAGAAGACATAAGGAAAAACCTAGAAGAGCAAGCAGACATTGTATTTGATTTTATTAACCGATCTAACTTTGCTACACAGTTCTATGAACACGCTCTTGATCTCTTAGTCGGTACAGGTACATTACGTATTGATGAGACTGACAACACAAATATGCCATTAG